TGGTTGACATTGATGTTGCATCGATTATTACTTGGTAGTGGCAAAGTCCAAAGGCCCCAACAAGCGCAACATTATCTTCCGTCTTATAGAAGTTCCCGATAAGGGGAGGCGACCGTTTTTCGCTAGGGAGATGAAGCTACTGAACGATCTTTGTGATCGCTATTCCCTAGAGTTTATGGATATCGTAAACTTCGGTAAAAAGTTTGACTCCCTTGCTTATCTTGTCAGTCCGAAGCTGAAGGATGCGCTGGACGAAAAGTTCAGAGCCTTCAATTTTAAAGTTGATTTATCCAAGTATGAGACCTATGATATAGGTGAGAAAACGGGTGAAGACGCAATCATTTCCCCTTCTCAGAAAACAATAAAAGATTTTTTAGATGAGCATTGACCCAGAAGAACTCCTTAGCAATTTCTTAAAAGCCCACAAGGGCGATCATTTTAATGACGAAAAGAACGTAGATTACAAAATCTCCAGTGGGTCGCTTCAATTTGACATGCTTTTGGAGGGGGGCTTCGGACCTGGGCTGCATCGTTTTACAGGCGTAAACGAAGGCGGCAAAACATCTGAATCCCTAGAAGTAATGAAAAACTTTTTGGGGTCACTCCCAAATTCGCGGGGGCTGTATGTCAAGGCAGAAGGTCGGTTAGGCCCAGAAGTTCAAAAGCGTTCTGGCGTTAAGTTCGTGTTTTCTCCTGAAGAGTGGACAGATGGCACCTGCTTTGTTTTTGAAAGTAATATTTACGAAACAACAATGGGGTTAATTCGGCAGCTCATTACCAATAACGAAGAGAACACCAAATATTGTTTTGTTTTAGATTCAGTAGATGGTTTGATCCGCAAAGCAGACCTAGATAAGGATTTTGAAGAAAGCACTAAGGTGGCTGGGGGTGCCGTTATCGCTTCTAACTTTTGCAAAAAAACAAGCATCGCCCTAGGTAAGCGCGGACACATGGCTATTTTTATTAGTCAAGTTCGTGCTGATATTAAACTCGACCCTTACTCCAAGGCTCCCATTCGCCAAAATACCGCGACGGGAGGAAATGCCTTATTGCATTATGCAAATACCATTATGGAGTTTGAGCCTCGCTTTAGGGGGGATTTAATTTTACAAAATCCCTCCCTTAAAACGATGGATGCAAAGAAGAATCCGATCATCGGACATTTTGCAAAAGTAACTATTAAGAAATCCGCTCATGAAAACACTAATACAGTGCTTTCTTATCCTATTCGTTATGGTCGCGCAGGAGGCACCTCTATATGGGTGGAGAAGGAAATCATAGAGCTTCTCTATGCGTGGGAATTGATAGAAAAGAAGGGCGCGTGGATAAAGCCTAGTGAAGACTTTAAAGAGCTGCTTGATAATAAGGGTTTTGAATTTCCCGACAAAGTTCAAGGCGATAATAATCTCTTTAAAACTATCGAAGGTGATAAGGATCTGTGTTTATTTTTAATAGATTATTTTAAGAAACAGATAAGCGGATGAAGTTTATTGATTTATACGGCAAACAACGCAATCTGAAAAACGCGAAGAAGTATTTAATTAATTGGGAGAAGCCCAGTCGGAGCAAGTTCCAAACTGAAGTCAAGAAATTTCTACGACGATATTGGAAGAATGATATTGTATTTGAAGAGTTCAGGGTTGTTGGTACTCGTCTTACCTTAGACTTTTATAATGCTAACAAAAAGATAGCAGTTGAAGTTCAAGGGGCACAACACACTAAATATGTTAAGTTCTTTCACAAGAATCGCTTCAAGTATAGAGAGCAGCTCAAAAGAGATGAAAAGAAGCTTGACTTCTGTAATGCCAATGATATAAAGCTAGCAGAGGTCTATCCAGAGGACAAGATAATCGCTTCCCTATTTAAAAAACAAGACATTTATTTATGAACCTAGAAGAGAACGAAGAGTTCTGCATCCCCTCGGAGATGGTGGAAAAAATCTACGAGCTGTCAGGAGGAGTGGACAAGTATAAAGGGGTAATAATGGCGGTTTCTTCTGAAAATGGTAAGCCTTTAATATATTGCAAATTTGATTGCGGCATGACAGAGTTTGCCCTAATGAAGGCCCTTGAAAACCATTTGACAATTCCTCCAGAGATGAGAGAAATGAGAGACGAAGAGCGATGATTTATAATTTTGAATTAGAAAAACAATTGTTGGCAGGCTTGATTAAAGAGCCCGACACCTTAGCGGAGATATCCAATTTCATTGGCACTTCGGATTTTTATTCCAAGCAAAGTTCCCTCCACTCCACTATTTTTAGGATTGTTAAACAAGCCATAGATGCAGGAGATGAGATTGATGAGGTTATTATAGCCCAGAGGGTTAATGATGTTGGGTTGTCATTTGAAGACAATTTAAATCCCTCTGATTACATCAAGTCCTTGGCTTTGCGGAAGGTGCCGAAAGGGAACATTCTTAAAACCGCAAAAGAATTAAAGAAGTATTCCATTAGGCGTGAAATCTTAGAGTCGTCTCAGGATATCGCCAAGAAGATGAAGAACATGCCTCCTGAGGCATCTTATCGAGCCATTATTGAGGCCGCTGACAACACCTATAACTCACGGATTAACCTCTACGAGATTGGTAACGATACTCCCGCAAACATTTACGAAGAGATGGAAGCTCTTGTCGAGGAGCGTGGCAATAACCCCCTCACTGAGTTTGGCATGATGGGTCCACATCCCAAAGTAAACGACATCTACGGCTCTCTGCTTCGCGCTGGTAATATAACCGTGATTGTTGCTCGTTCTGGCGTTGGTAAAACTCAATTTTGCATGGATTATTCCACCAAGGTGAGCTTACAGTATGATGTCCCTGTGCTCCATTTTGATAATGGCGAGATGAGCAAAGAAGAGCTTATCATGCGCCAGTGTGCGGCTCTCTCTGGTGTGTCTATGCATTTATTAGAGAGCGGGAAATGGAGACAAGCGGGCGAAGAGGTAGTGGAAAAAGTTCGGGCTGTTTGGCCTAAGGTGAAGAATTTAAAATTCTATTATTATAACGTAGGCGGCATGGATGTAGACTCAATGGTTAATACCCTCAAGCGTTTTTATTATGCTAGGGTAGGTCGCGGCAATCCGATGGTGTTCTCCTTTGATTATATAAAGACAACTTCCGAGAACATCGCCAATAAGTCAGAGTGGCAAGTGGTGGGAGAAATGGTGGACAAGTTCAAAAAATGTGTTCAGAAAGAGGTTCTCCATGATGGCAATCCCATCATCCCAATGATTACCTCTGTTCAGTCTAACAGGTATGGAATTACCAACAACCGAAACTCTCAGAACATTGTGGATGACGAGTCTATTGTTTCTCTTTCAGATCGTATTACTCAATTTTGTTCTCATATGTTTATTTTAAGAAACAAGACCACTGACGAGATGGAGACTGAAGGGGGCCGATTTGGTACCCACAAACTAATCAATGTTAAATCTCGACACTTGGGTAGCGACATTGCTGGTGCGGTTGAGCCTGTTAGTATTGGAGACGCCCTCCGTAAAAATTCTATAAACTTAGAATTTAATAATTTTAATATCGTAGAAAGGGGAGACTTAAGAGATATAGCTCGAATGCTTAATGGAGAGGAGGAGTTAGATAACAATGGAGTCCAAGAAACAATCCCAGATTTCGATCAGTTCTGAAGACTTCCAAGGCATTCTAGAGTCGATAGGATATAATTTGATTGACTGTGGAGATCACTGGAGGGCACAAGCCGTATATCGAGACGGGGACAATGAAACCGCCGTAAAGATTTACAAGAACACGGGAGTTTGGATGGATTTCGTGACAAACACTGGGTCCAAACCTTTCGAAGCCTTAGTTAAACTCACCCTTAAAGATGAGAAGCAATCAGCGGAGCTTCTCGGGGGCAACAAACTAGAAGTCATCCCCTACACCCCCAAAGAAACAATAGAAATGGAAAGAATTTATTCCCCATCAGTGCTAGAGCGACTTTTCCCCAATTATCGCTTTTATGAGAAAAGAAAAATTTCTGAGGAGACCCAAAAAGCTTTTCAAGCGGGTCTCGCGGGAGTGGGTAAAATGTATAGAAGGATGGTTTTCCCTATTTATAATGAACATGGTCAGATAATAGGTTTCTCAGGGAGAAAGGTAGATCCCGATAACCACTATCCCAAGTGGAAACATATTGGCCGAAGAAACAACTGGGTTTATCCCGCTCTCAACACGCGGACAGGAGTTGATGAAGAGATAGAATCAACAAGAGAAGTTATTTTAGTGGAAAGTATAGGGGATGCGATGGCTCTTTATGAACAAGGTATTAAAAACGTGCTGGTTATTTTTGGTCTCTCTGTTAACAATAATATTATTAACTATCTTAGTGGTAAGTCCATTAATCATATTTTCATTGCTACTAACAATGATGAGAATAGCGACGAAAATAGGGGCTTTATTGCAGCGATTAAAAGCTTTATTAAACTTTCAAACTATTTTGATCTAGAGAGACTAATTGTAAAATCCCCCCCGAAACCATATAATGATTTTGGAGACGCCCATGAAGGTGGATATGATTTTAATAATTGGCTCGCTAGAGATATAGACAAGGAGATACAACTAAATTATATTTTAGATTTTATTAAGAATAATTCAGCCAACTTCACCAAGAAAGAAATTAAAACAGCCCTAATACTTAGTGATGACTGAACCCCACACCCCGCTATCCGCCAGCAGAATAAAAACGGCGCAGTCGTGTGCGTGGTTATATTGGTGTAAATATAAACTCAAGCTCCCAGATAAAAGCAATGATGGGGCGAGGAGAGGCTCTATTTGTCACTTGATTTTTGAGGTGTTGGGCGCTAAAGGGAGAAAAAAATACTATAATAAAATCCTCAAGACCCAAGATGTGTTTTCTGTCCCATCTATTGAGAGATTGATTCTCAAACATGCTATTAAGGAGGGTATAGACGATGAGGAAAATGTAGAGCTGATGAAGGAGATGATTTATAATGGCCTCTCCTATGATTTCTTCGGGCTGGAACTAGGAAAACCCACCGAGGAATATTCAGAAAAAGATTTCGATATTATTAAAAACGATGGGAACATAAAATATAAGATAAGAGGCTTTATAGATAAGCTGTTCTTATATAAGAGAAAAAAATTTGCTATCATAAGAGACTTTAAAACAAGCAAAGAAGTTTTTAAAGGGAAGGACCACACAGACAACTTGCAAGACCTAATGTATAGCCTTGCGGTTAAGAGTTTATTTCCTGAGTATTCAGAGAGGGTGAGCGAGTTTCTTTTCCTTAAATTTGAGCTTGATCCCGATGCTCGAAAATCAGGGGTGATGAGAATGAAACCCCTTGAAGAAGAAGAGTTGGAAGGCTTTGAAATGCAGCTTTCCGAGATACAAAAATATTTAGATGGCTTTTCGGAAAAGGAGGCGCAGAAAAACTACGCTGCCCACCAAAGCTTTCCCACTGATAATTCCTTTAGTGGAAAATTGTTATGTGGATTTGCTAGAAAAAAGGGAGAACTTAAAAAAGATGGTTCCCCTAAATGGCACTGTCCCATGAAATTTGATTTTTTCTTTTATGAGGTCCGCGATGCTGATGGTAATTTTGTAAAGTCTTATTTTGAGGAAGAGTTTTGTGAAGACTTGGTTCCAGAGGGCGGCACCCATGAAATGAAATATTATCAGGGTTGCCCCCCACATTCTTCTTGACCTCTAACAAAAGGGGTTTATTATAAAGGGGATGATTCCAGTATTTAAGTCAACATTCTCTATTGGGAGAAGTATTCTGACCCTAAATAAAGAAGAAACAGAAGGTGGCCCTAATAGTATCATGGAGATATGCAAAGAACACTCCATTGATCCCCTTGTTCTAGTAGAAGATTCCATGACTGGTTTTGTAACGGCCCACAATCGTTGCAAGGAGGCGGGGATTAAGCTTCTCTTTGGTCTAAGAATTACGTGTTGCAATAACACCTATGAAGATGACGATTCTGATCACAAGATAATAATCTTTGCCAAAAACGATGAGGGGTGTCGGTTGCTTTACAAAATTTATTCATACGCTCATACAGGACAGAGTGGCAAAGTAGATTTTC